CCAGCCGTGGGTCGAGTCGACATACTTGACGAGCGTCCCGATGCGGGCCTGCGGCTGCCCGGAGTCGGACGTGAGCGTGGCTGTGGAGTCATCCGAGACGTTGTTCACGTACACGGCGTTCCCGACCTTCGCCTGCGTCACTGTCCCGAGGATTGGCAGGAGGAAGACCCCCTTGCGGAGGACCTTCACGAACTTGGCCTCGGCCGCCCCGGCCGAGTTGTCACACTTCTCCGCGGCGATGCCGACGTAGTAGTTCCCGTTCGACAGCGTGTTCGTAGTGCCGTCGTTCGAGAACGCCCGTCCATTGGCCTCTGTGAAGACCGGCGTGCCCTTGTAGATGATCTCCGCCGCGAGCATCGGGTAGTCGATCTCGACTCCTTCGCGCTCCTGGGCGTCGTAGTTCGCTGTTCTTGCGGTCATGGTGCTGGTGGAAGAATGAAATACGAGGTGAAGGCCGTTGCTGTTACTTGCGCCTGGCCTTCTCGGCGTAGAAGTTCGCCGCGGACTTTTGCGCGGTCGGGAGATCCTGCTGGAACTTCTCCATGAAGTGCTTCACGGCCGGATCTTCCGCCGTGTAGGTCTCGGGCTTCATTGGATCCGGTGTCGCCGGATCCTTGCCGTGCCCGGTCTCGGTCGCGGGGACAGACTTGAGCTCGCCGACGATCTTGAAGAACGTCGCGCGCTGTTCCTTCGAGAGCGACGCGGCGAACTCCACGATGGCCTTGCGGCTTTTCGGGAGGACGACGTTCGTCTTGTTCTTCTCGGAGAACATGAGGGGCGTGACGGACTTCTCGCACTCGGACAGTGTCTTCGCGCGCGTCATCTCCCCGGCGAGCTTCTGGATGCCCTTCACGCTCTCGGAGAACTTCGCCGTGTCCGTGATCGTGAAGGTTCCGTCCTCGTTCGCCTTGACTCCGTCAACGCCTTGAGGAACAGGGGCCGGGGCCGCGTCGTCCGTCACGCCGTCCTGGCCGCCTTCTCCTCCGGCTTCGGCTGCCGCCGCTGCGGCCGCATCCTCGCGGGCCTTTTTCTGCTCGGGAGTTTCTTCCGCCGGTTCGTCGAATTTTGCGAGCGTCTCTGCGAACGCCTTGTTGATCGCTTCGCTGCGATCCTCATTGGCGATCGCTCCGTACGCCTGCTCGAGTTCTGCCTTCTCGCTGGCGTCGATCTTCTCTTTCGAGACGAGCTTCGCCATGAGCTCTAGGAACTTTTTCATGGTGGAATGATGGAAAAAAATCGCTTGCTCCGGTGAGGCTGGAGCGGTGCCCGATCGCGCAAAGGGGGTGGCGCCCTCGCTCGCCATGAGCGGGACCATGTCCTTGAAGAACGGGCGGTTCGTGAACGCGCCCCCGATGAGTAGATTGCTCTGTGGATCCCCGGTCTCCTCGTCCACCTTGTGGAAGACGATCTCCGGGGAGAAGTACTTGTACAGCCCCTCGTTGAGAATCTCCGCCCCCTTCTTCGTGAGCTCGATGTCCGCGAAAAGGTCGTTCCCGTCGTTCTCGACGACCAGATCCTTGAACCACCCGAGTGCCTTGTGGTCCGGCTCGTGATTCTCGTCGACCGCGAGGTCCACCCCGCGCGTATTGTTCTTGAAGTTCGCGACCACGTCGCGGATGACCTTCTTGTCGATCTTCACCTCGCCGTAGTCCTGGTGCTGCCATGTCCCGGTCCGCATGACCTGGATCCGGACGATGTCCCCCGCCTTGTGCTCCTTCGCGTCCTTGAAATCCATCGCCGTGAAGAACCATGCGGCCTCCGGAAGCCCGATCGAATTGAAGGCCTCCTCGAGCTCGCTCGCGCTTCTCGCGCAGCACACGTCGTGCGGGACCTGCGACTGCCACATCGCCCGGTCGGCGATCAGCTGGTCGATGACAGCGTTGACCTCGTCATCGGACAGCTTCTCCACCAGGGCGGGCATCTTGTTCTGGATGAACCAGTCGCGGATCCTCCACAGGATCGCAGAAAAATCGTCGGCCGTGAGCTCTTTCTTGTACAGCAGCTCGAGGATCCGACTCGCCATTTTCTCGCTGATCCCGGTGTCCTGGGCGAACGTCCTCGGGGAGAACTCCATGTCGGATTCCGTAGCCTTCGCGCCGTTCTTCTCCGCGGCGATCCCCTGCAGGTAGGCCTTGCGCTTCGCCTTCCCCTCAGCATCCGCGTCGCCGCAGGCGTACTCGTACTTCTTGCCGGACTGCCCCCACTGTGCGAAGCACGTGTCTCCGTCTTTTCCTGTGCGTACCGGCATATCAGAGGCGGGAAAGTAGCTCGCTGTCGATCAGGAACTCGGAGGTTCCGGGCGCCTTCTTCATGCTCTCCACCCGAAGCTGCAAGACCTGGATCGCGTACTCCGTGGCCTCGACGGCCTTGTCGCGCCGGAGCCTCGATTCCGCATGATACTCCTCCTGCACGGGCGCGCGCGATACGGGGTTATTCCGCGGGGCGTCCTGGACCTGTCGTTCGTTCCAGATGCCGTCGCCGACGCGCTTCTGGATGCGGTCCCCGACCCATCGCTTCGCGTAGTCCATCGCCCCCAGGAGTGCCAGGAGATTGTCCTCGCTTCCCTCGAAACAGATCCCCATCTGCGAGTTTCCATCTACGCCGACGGTGATCCGCGCGGCGCTCACTTGAGGGCCTTCTTGAGGAGATCGATGCGCGCCTGGTGAGAGGCGACTCTGTTCGGGTACTGGCCGGATTCCTGATACTGCTTGAGCTTGGCCTCCCGGTCCGCGAGCTCCTCCTCGAGGACCCTGATCGCCGGGCTCCCCTCTGTGACGACCGGCGCCTTCATGTCCTCGAACTGGTCGATGGTCGGGTTGTCCGGGATCCGCGCCGGGACGCCCGTCTCCTCCGGCTTGAACTCCTCGTCCACGAGGATCTCGACCCAGATCGAACGGCAGTTGTAGTGGCGTGGAGGCGCGTACGTGTAGAAGTCGGCCGATCCGGCGAGCACCACCTTCCCGTCCAGGGAGAGGCAAGTATCGGTCGTCACGTCGTCGATGATCGCGGAGTACTGGAAGCCGTAGACCTTCTCGGGGTAGCGCTCGTATATCGTGGCCCGGCCGAGGTTGAGGGACCCATAGAGCGCCAGGGTGTTGATCTTGCCGACCGCCTTCGCCGCCTCGTCAATAGCCGCCATTGCAGCACCCACGGCTTCGGATGTCCCGGTGCCGGTGATCGAACCGCTTCGCTTCATCACGACCTCGCCAACCGCAGTCGACGCCGCGGCCTCCATGTCGGAGGAGAGCTTCGCCACGAGCTTGTCGTTCGTCACCTTCATCGCGCCCATGACCTCCCGGGCCGTTCCGGGAGCCTTCACGCCCATCTCCTGGGCCACAGAGGACTTGCCGAGCTCGAACATCTCCTTCTGGACGTTCGTGAGCGCGGCGGAGAGCTCCCCGACGTACTTCGCCCTGATTTTCCCGACAGCGGCGATGTCGTTTCCCTCGACCGCGCGCTTCACCTGCGCGATCAAGTCGGCCTTCTGGTCGGAGGTGATCCTCGCGATCTCGGAGTCGAGCGCGGACTGGAACTTCGCCACGGACTTCTGCAGCGAGTTCCAATTGACCTTCTGCTCCGCGAACGTGAGCGGGCGCCATGCCTCGTACGGGTTACCATCCGCGAACACCTGCTCGCGCGGGATCGGACCCTTCTCGAGCAGCATCCCCCGCTGGATCCTCGCGATGCTCTCTGCTCCTTCGGCAAAGATCCTCTCGTACTCGTCCGGATGCTCGTGCGCCTTGGCCTTCTTCGGCTTTTTCGCTTTCTTCGTCTTCACCGGCGCCACGCCGGTCCCGACCTGGTCCATGGCTTCCCGGATCTTCTTCATGAGCGAGCCCGGGGTCTTCTTGCCGGGTTTCTTGCCAGCCTTCGCGAGCCTGGCGTTCCTGCGCTGCTCGATCACGCTCCCTCCTCCACGCCGCTTCTTGAGCGACTCGCTGATCTTCCGCTTGGTCTCCTCGGAGACGATGCGGAAGCCCATCTCCCGGCCCTTGAGCTCGATATAGGTCTCTGCTGCCTGGGTGATCTCCTCCGTAGGCGCAGAGCCGTCCTCCAGGGCCGCCTGCGCGTCCAGGAGGGCTTGCAGCTCCTCCGGCGACAATTCCTCGGTCGGAACCTCCTCGATGCCTTCCGGCGCCTCGGGAAGGCCCGTAGCGGGGTCGATCGGCATGCCGGTCTCCGGGTCGATATCTTCCTCCTCCGGCTCCTCCTCCGGCATCCGCGGCGGGGCGTCGATGAACTTGCGGATCCAGTCCTCGAGATCGGTGTCCGGGGTCAGGACGCCGGCGCCGGCGAGGGTGGAGAGCGTCTGCGCGATCGAGGCGTATTCGACCGAACCGAGCTTCTTGTGGCGCAGCTTCGGATAGTCCCTGACCTCGTAGTTAAGATCCACTAGCTCCGGGACGAGGAACCGGTTGTGCACGTCCTCGATCAGGTTCGCCAGGGACTCGAGCGCCAGGAGGAAGAAATCCGACTGGTCCTCGGACAGCGCTCTCGACCCGGACTCGGTGTTCCCGAGCTCGAGGAACTGCGCCAGCACGTTCTTCGCGATCTCCCGGTTGTGGTGGTCGATCGACTTGAACAGATCGGAGACGTTCCCCGCCTGCAGGTCCGCGAATGAGAACTCCCAGTCGGGATTCGGCAGGACGACCCCGCCCTGCTCGTTCGCCCGGATGTTCTTGAGGATGGCCTTCGCCTCGCTCCGGTCCTTCTCGGTCGACGTCTTCGGGAGCTTGATGACAGGGATCCCCACGCCCTGGCGTTCGTGCCGGATCGAGTCGAACTTGTAGAGGCAGTCCTTGATGTACCAGTGCTTGTATGCGCTGCGGAGCACGCTCACGCCCGCGTAGTTGTCCCCCTCCTTCTGGTACGAGAACAAGAGCATCTTCGAGGCGGGAATTGAGACGACTGACTTCCCGACGCTCTTGTGGTCCGGGTCTGCGATCGGAGCCGGGAGCTGCTGTGTTACGCCGGACGTCCCGTCCTCCTGTTCCCAGCGGTCGATCGTCGTCTGCTTGCGGTACGCGAGCTTCTTGAGCCAGACATGCTCGTCGCCCTCCTCCGCGGTGTACACCTTCTCGAAAAGCGAGAAGCCGAAGGGCAGGAGCGTCAGGACCTCGGTGAGGTAGTCATGCCAGGAGATCTCCATCTTCTCGAATAGGGCCTTCGCGACGAAGTCCGCGGCTTCCTGCTCAACCTCCCCTACCTCGCCCGTCTCCGGATCCTTTGCGGGCTCCACGTACCACTCAGTCGAGAGGATCGGGAGCATGCACACCATGAGCGATGCCCGCACCTGCGAGTCGGATTTCCGCATCTCGTCGAACTTCGCCAGGCCGGTCGTGCCGGTGAGCTTCGAGTTGTAGTCCTGCTCGAGGAATCCGTTCACGACGTAGGTCCCGGACGCACCGACGGAGTTGAGGAGGTCGTCGTCATTCAGTTTTTTCGACCTGATCCTCGTCGGCTGGATCTGCGAGGCGGCCCCCTTCGTCGTTCTCTGCGGTCCTGCGTTCGGCATGGGGTCGGGGGTTAGAATCTCATGTCGAGGATGCTGCCGCCCCCATCACCCTGGTCCGCCATCCCCTGCCTGCGGTAGTACTCCTCCTTGGTCTCCTGGCCTTGCCATCCTCCCGATCCCTGCGGCTTCTTCGCGGCGGGCTCGTTGAGGGAGGCGATGCCGGAGTCGACGGCTATAATATCACCGATCTCCATGAGTCCATAGCGGAGCCCATCGTAGGGGTGGTCCTCGCCCTTTTTGCACACGTCCTCGACCATGCGGTCGTCGTGCACGAGCTCCGGGACTGTGCGGATCAGGTTCGCGCAGTTCTCGGTCACTGAGAGCCGGGCGGCCGTCCTCCCCGTGTTCGGATCCGTCCGCGTGGCGAGGTACCTGCGGACGAGGTTCGCCCCCTCGATCCTCGCGTTGTTTCCGCCGATCACGTGGAAGCCGCTCGCCGCGAAGGCCTGCTCGAACGTGTTCCCCGCCTCGTTCTTTTTCCCGACGACCGACGGGTCGAAGACGCCGATCTCCACCTCCTCGGCTTCCGTCGTCAGCGCCCGGCACTTGATCGCCAGCTGGTCGTATCGGAGTTTCGTCTCGTAGAGCTCGCGGTAGCACACAACGTCTCCGGAGTTGAGCTGCGCGAGCCAGTACACCGCGGATGGGTTCGGACTGTACCCGTAGTCCCCGCAGAGGATCCTGCGTTTCACACCTACGATCGGGATGAACGGGGCGACCACATGGATGTCGCGCCTCCACTCGGAGAAGTACTGCCCCTCGAAGACGTCCCAGTCCCCCTCCAGGCGAGCCCTGCGCTCCTTCTCCGGGAGCGACTGCAGGCTCGGCAGATACTCGGGGTCCAGCCGCATGAGGATCGGGTTGTCGTAGATCCCGCAGCGCGTCATCCCGTAGTCACCCGGCGCCTCGTTCGCCTTGAAATCCCTGGAGATCCAGAGCCGCTTGACCCAGCCATGCCCGAGCCCGCCCGGATTCGTCGAGCCGAAGAAGAACGGCCGGATCCGGATCTTCTTCGTGCGGAGCGACGTCATGATCTTGCGCCACCACAGGAAGGGCCATTGCGTCAGCTCCTCGATGCAGATCCAGTCGTACTCGAGGCCCCGGTACTTCTCCACGTCCCCCTCGTTCTCGCAGAACCCGATGTCGATCCTGGAACGGTTCGGAAACAGGATTTTATTCTGCGATGGGATCCACCGGAGGTACTGCGAGCTCGACCCGTCGGCGGATCTGACCCGCGCCTCCTCGACGAGGGGGTCCACGAAGTTCTTCACGGCCTCGGGCCGCGTCCTCCGCATGATGAGGCCTTTGAGCCCCGGGAGCATTTCGTTCGTCCGGAACCCCTCCATCCGGCAGGCATGTGACTTCCCTCCTCCTTGCGCCCCCCCGATCAGCTTGTACTTCGCCGGGTCCGACAAGAACGCGTCCTGCTTCGGCTGCACAATCGGATAGGGGTTGAAGGCCTCTGCTGGCGCGGAGTCAGGCAGGGGTGATGCGGGGATGCGGCTTGCTCCCCGGAAGGATCACGGTGACATTCGGGGGCGGGAGGTCGTCCGGATCGAACTTCGGGCGGAACTCCTCGGGGACCTTACGTTCGAGGAACCATCGCACGGTCGGCATGTCTCCCTTTTCGATGGCGGCTGCGAGTTTCGACCGCGCAGTGATGATGAGCTTCTTCTGCGCTGCCTCGATCTGCCTTCGGAATTGTGCATCCTTGAGCTTGAGGCGTTCGTAGGATGATGTATGGATTCCGGCTTCCATGAGTGCGTCCTTGATCGAAAGGCCGCTCTCAATGCCAGTCAGAAATACCGAACGGTTCTCTACAGTGATACTCGATGGATGACCACGGCCTCGCACCGGCTTCGTCGTCTTCTTGTTTTTTTTGGCCACTGTTTTTTTCTTTTGCTTTACCATGAAAAAAGGGATCGAAGGCGATGGCCACGCTCGGGCTCGTAAATGGTCCGCCAGGCATGGATGCCGATGAGGCAAAAAAGTTTCATCATGAGAGTTGGCGTTTCCAGAGACAGGGAGATCCGCATTTCCTGCACCAGACGTTCCCGCACCCGTGACTCTCCCCCTCGACCGTCGGGGCGTTGCAGCACACGGAGACCCTGACCACGGAGAAGCGGACGTCCTTCGATCCCGGCCTGCAGGGGCCTGATCCTCGCAATCTCCTCCGTTGATAATGCGCCCTGCAGAGACCCTTCGCGTAGTGCACGCGCGCGCAGCCCTTCTCACTGCAGCCGACGTGCTCGACAGGTCGGGCCATCGGGATCGATCCTACCTCTCCGTTCCTCTTGCCCGCAAGGTCACGGACAGACGAGCGCTCCGGTGCTGACTCTCGTCTTCGTCGAATTGCACGGGGTGAGCTTGAGCCGCGGACGCGTGACTGCACGGGAGATCCCCGGCCTCGAAGAACTGGACGAGCTCGAGGACCCGGAGAGTCCGGCGCAGAACCTTTTCATGGTGGAGGACGTCCTGCGGTTCACGTCCTGCTGCTCCTGCAAGGTGAACTTCTTGTTCCCGTTGAGTCCCTCGCACTGCTTCTGCAGCAGGAGCGCCCGGTCGGACGCAGGCTTCTGCGCGATCGGGGCCGATGGGTGGTACTTGAATTTCCCGATCAGCGTGTCCGGGATCTTGACCGGGACCGGGATATGCTTCGCGCCGGCGCTCGACGGAGCAAGGAAGAAGGCCGCGATGACCGCGGCGACGAGGAGGAAGAACGCCTGGAGTCTTGTCATCGGCGAGGGGGGAAGGCCCCATCATACCATGCGCTTCTTCTTTGGCCCCTGGGGGGCTGCCGCTGCCTCCAGCTTGCGGACACGTTCCTCGAGGCCATCCGTCTCCCCACGACACCCTGCAGTGATCCTGTGGGCCTTCCTGGGGAACAACGTGCGGGAGGAGAACCTCATGACCAGATCCTACTCCTCCCGGTCGTCCCCGGCGAGGGCGTCCTCAAAGAGCTAGTTCGAAGACTGGACAGAAGAAACCGCGCACCCCTTTACGCACGACTGCTTCACGCGCAGCTGGTCGTGCGGGCAGATCGCGAGGAGCTGGAACCACTCGGTCGCGACAACGGCCTTCGCGCAGGAGAACTCTGTGACCCACCCGTCGTCGTGCTGGATGGTGAGCGGGGCCGCCTTCGTATCGTGAAAGGTCGGAAGCTGGACGGAGGAAGAAGAAGCGGATGACATGGTGGAGGACGACTGTGACTGCGCCGCGATCAAAGCAAATCTTGCCTGCTTCCACCTGTACGCGTAGCCGAAGGCGACGACGCAGGCGATCCCGGTGAAGACCAGGAGCGCCGCCCTCACGAGGCTCAGAAGGGGCGCACGGTATTCCTCGGCAGATGTTTCGGGGGTTTCCATGAAGAAAGTGGGGGAAGAATTATTTCGAGAGCATCCTGCTCCAGTACCGCTCCTTCCGGCCGGAGAGCTTTCCCGCCCGGTGGTAGGCATACGTCTCGCACCGGTCCTCCTCGGGGTCCGTGGATGCGTATTCATTGACATACGGGGGGCGGCCGAACGGGCCGACCGGATCCCCGGCGTAGAGGACGTGGCAGCACTCGTGCAGGATCGTGAGCCGCGCCGCCTCGAACCCGATCTCTTTCGAGACGTAGATCTCGCCTTTCTCGTCGACGTACCCGAGGTCCCTCCACTCCGCGTCGCCGTAGAGCTTCACGAAGTGGACCGGCGCAGCGCAAACCCTCGAGGCGAGACGCTCGAGGGTCGCGTGCGAAGCCAGGGAGAGGGCGAACGCCAGGGAGAGGAACATGGCCTACTTGAGATCGCACTCCGCGATGTTGAGGCCCTCGGTCCGGAGACGTTTCTGGCAGTGAGCGACGACCTGGTCGCGGTTCTGCTCGGCACGCGCCTTCGCGAACTCGCCCGTGTTCTGGTCCGTGTGGACCCTCTCGAGGTCGGCGCAGATTGTCCGGTCCAGGACGCGCTGCGACACGCGGATCAGGTTGTCGAAGTAATGGACCGTGTGGTACGAAGGCCCGGCGATCGGCGAGAGCACGATGGCCGAGGCGATGACTACGGAGCACAGCATGGAGAATGGGGGGAAGAAACGAGAAAATAATACCACTCTGTTCCTCTTTA